TACATATAAATAATATACTTAGGTTATTTTTATAAATTATATTTATAATTGTATTTTCTATTTTTAGAAGTTTGATCGAACAACAATTTTTTTAAAAAAAGTTGTTTGTAAGTTACGGAGTAACAAACTTTTATTTTTTTTAGGATCTTATAAATTGTATTTTCTATTTTTAGAAGTTTGATCGAACAACAATTTTTTTAAAAAAAGTTGTTTGTAAGTTACGGAGTAACAAACTTTTATTTTTTTTATCTAACACATTAATAAAATATGTGGATGTTATTATGTAAACCAATAATTATACCTATAAAAAATACAAATGATACCATGGTGAGTACTGACATGTGTAAAATAGTAACTGTATCTCCTACAAATGATTCAAGTAGGTATGTTATAGACATAGTTGAAGATGCACCCGAGATAAAAATAACACCACCAGACTCTTCTAACTAATTTTATCATATAAAGAGAAGCTCCTTTATATCATAAATGATACAACAGTATGCAAGGCACGTATATAAAGTACTTGGTCCCGGTTATAGCGAGCGTGTGTATCACAATGCGATGGAAGTTGTCTTACGGAAACACGGGGTACATTACGAAACGGAGAGAATAGTTCCTATAGTATTTGAAGGTCATACTATAGGGAATCTTCGCGCCGATTTAATTTTAAATAATAAAACCGTGATCGAACTCAAATCGGTTAAAACTATGAACAGTGTTATGGAAACACAAGCACAAAACTATCTACGTTTAACGGGATTCCCAGAAGCGTATTTAATAAATTTTCCACCTACATTAAATACAGATTTAGAGGTTAGGTATGTGACTTTGAATCTTCCACTTGATTCATCATGTACATAAATGGTATCATTTGGTATATTTTTTTCCATTCACTTTTCGAGTCTTCGTAATACTTTTTCGGATCTTTAAGACCTTTATTTATAATTTCGTTTATCTTTTCTGTGTAGAACCTGATTTCCTCTAAACAGAAATTATAATACGGATCGTTCATTAATTCTAATGGACCGTTTTTCTTTAATTATTTTTTAGACTTCTTTTTCGTCTTCTTTTTCATAAATGTATCCATATATTTGTATACCTGTTGCGGAGTACTTGTAATTTCTTTACTAACCTTATTCCAACCATTACTTCGTTTGGGTAATGTTGGTAAATTATAAAAATTAGGATTTTCTGAAATATATTTTACGAGATCGTTTATATTCATAAAAGGTTCTCTTTTACTAACCACTTGAAGTATTGCCGCATTACTAACATTGTTTTGTCGACGTTTTGAAATAATTGGAGGAGACGGTGTTGATTTTCTACTCATTATTTATATAAACTGAGAATTATTTTTGCTTTTCCGCGTAATGCTTAATTAAATCGTTAAGATTTTTAAACGCACCACCCTGTCTAAGTGGATTTTTTCTATTTGATTTCGATTTTGACCTTGGTGTTTTTGGCGAATTTGGTGCCTTGTTATTCGTTTTCTTCTGCAAATTTTTAGAACTTTTATTTCTCACGGGAAAACTATTCATTTAGTATACCCTGATATTTTTATATGGTAGGTATATATTCCCATTTTATATCTTCACATATCTTCTTCCAAATAACGTCTTGTTGATATAACTTCTCTTTAGATTTCAAAAGTGGGAAATACTTAAGGTACGAATCTTCGCTCAAAAGTTCGCAAAATTTATACAAAACGTACGAATAACTTAAGAAATTTTTACGTTCCGATGGACAATTTTTATCGAAGGGTTTTTGTATATCCTTGAACATAATACGCAATCTCTCTTCAAGTTCTTGAGGCATTTTTGGTGGTGATATACCACTGAGTATATTTGTTATATACGGAACGTGTTCGTAATACTTATTAAGTTTTAGTTTTTTCAAAAGTCCGCGTACACGTGCATGCGTAATTTCTTCTACAGATTTAACCTTAATCTTTTTGAGTTCATTACGTAGTTGTTCTATAACTTCAGGAGGTATGTTCGTTGTTTCCTGTGCCTGGAACTGTGATAACCATTCATTAAAATGATTTTCACGCTTATACGAATAGTTTACTATTTTTTCAGACGTTTCCTGCTCCTCTCTATATGTTAATTCTTCGCTTATAAGATTTGCTATTATTAAACCACATTCCTCACATACAAGATCGCTCGTATCTGTGAAATGGTATACCGTGCTATTTATACAATTCGGACAAGTTTCTGGTTTTTTCTGTATAGGTCTATCGACAGATGCTTTTTCAACTTCCGCTAGGTAATCTATAAATATATCCTTTCTTTGCAAACCCGACGTTTCTTTACAATTAAATACGTTATCGGTATTTACTTCCTTTTCGGATTCTTCTGTATACTGTTTCATATAAGGCATACAATTGATTATATATTCAGACATCTGAGATTCGTACTCATTTTTATTGTCTGGATCTTTTTCTATGGATTCTTTCCATGAATTTATCTTGTTGTTATATCGGCTTAAAAAATTACCTTCCATATAATAACTAAATATTATGGTTATTAATTTTTTAACTAACGTTATACTTTGGGCATACGAACGTATAAAATCTGTAACTTCGAAACCCGATTATAAAATTATTGATCAATCCATGGAATATTTCATCGATAATGATATAATACCAGAAGAACTCGACGATTTTTGGCTGGATGAGTCTATAAATGAGTGGGACGGAATAACAGAAACGTTCTATAAAAATCTTAATAACGTCAATTATAAAAATACTACAATACCCAAAAATGTTAAAAAAATACTTGTTCGTATAAAATATTGGTACAATGATAAAATGTACAAATACATGTCGTATGACATGGACCACGAATGGCCACCTGCTCGAAAAAGTGGTATAGTGTTTAACATGCCAATCACGAGTGCACAATTGCTTGATTCGGATGGTAAACCCGTTAAAGATCTTTTGAATAAAATAAAAAGATACGCTGGACCAAGAGGTGATTATAATAATCAACAAATAAGAATAAGTGATTTAATGTATTACGACATGGAAACACTTGAAAATGAATACCCGACGATAAAGATAAAAAGCCCTTTAGGTATGGTAAAACATGTGAATACGGTAGATGGGTATATAACCGATTTAAGTATACCTTAATTATCGTCCGAAGTTGCTTTTGTTGCTAAATAAAATTTAAGTTCGCCAAGATTTGCAACGTTATATTTTAATATCAAAAACCTATTCTGTTCTTCTTGCATGATTTGTACAGTTGAACACATACTTGTTGCTTTAGTAAATATGTTCATGTACCGAAGTGAATACGTACCACAAATTTTGGGACTCTCTTCTGTACATTGAATTTCAGTTTCTTGATTCGCGAAATCACCCGAACAGTATAATCGAAATATGTACCCATCTCTTGTTATTTCTATATCATTTGATATGTTAAACATATCCCTACATATTCTTTGAAAATCGGCAGATGGCATTGGTGTTATCGTTGTCATATTCATTTGAGGAACTTCTATCTGATTTTCGTTTATATCGAGAAGTTTTAGTGCAAATTTTGTACACGATTTCTTTGCTTCACTATGTATTTCTATATTCATAAATTCTCGACAATCTATTGATATTTTAAGAACATCGCTATTAGATATAGATTTCAGAAGTTTAAACGTGTTTGATACGTTTATACCAGCTATAATTTCAGTTTCACATTCGTACTCATCGAAAAGATCGCCGGCCAAATACATATCAACTAAAGAAGTCCTAGCGGTATCTAAAGTGACTATATACATACCGTCTGGTTTAAAATATACATTAACATCGTTCAATATATCTTTTAAAACCTCGAAAGTTGCCTTAATAGCAGATGCTTGAACTGTTACGAGTTTCATTATCTGAAACTGTATTTATTTCTTTATATTACGTTTGTTTAGTTGTTGAATTATAGGCATCGCTAACACTCCTATTTATTTTTTCTTCGAGTTCTGGTGTCATGGCGGGCTGTAATGCCATGCCATAATCATCTAAACCGAATAATTCATTATTACCTTCACCGTCTAACGTTGTCATAGAACAGTTTCCAAATCCAGCCATTTCAACTTCTTTTACTGGTAATAGCGAACTAAGCCAGTTTTTTATTTCGTTTCCAACAAGTAATTTACCATTTTTAGTTAACATGGTTGGTACTCTACTTATTTTATTTTTATATTGAGGCGGTATACCACGTTCGTTAATGTTGTGATACGAAACAATAGATTTCAATTGTTCATTTTTACTGATATAATCTATTATATCTAAACTATGATTACACTGCGGACTGTATATCAAAAGCGACATTTAAAAGTGTATACTAAAAAAATTTTTAAATAAAATCACAATTAAATATAGATGAATAAACTTATTTTAGTTATTTCGATTATCATTGTTCTATATATCATGTCCAGGACGGAACTATATTCACTCGATAAGAAAGAACCTTTACTTTCTGACGAGGGTATAGATACCTCAGATTATAACGAAGAAAACGACAAAATTTCTATATCAAATGACCTGATGCAGGAAATGATTTTAAAAACAAATAAGGAAGTTTCTAAAAAAACGGGATTGTGTACTTATATAATAGAAACAACTGAAGTTAAGAAGTATACACACAAAATCAACGGAAACGAAGTGTATAGATGTATGTTTATGGTTGTAAAACACGGTGGATTTGATTTCGGATTTTTAGTCACGTCTGATATAAAAGTAATTAATGAAGGTCCAAGATATGAAACGAGGGATGTATCATCAGAATACGAAGAAGGTAGACAATTCGGTGATATATTAGAGGAAACGAAACAAAGTGTGAGTGAACGTCTGGAAAGAAAAAGCGAATTATCCGAAATAGAACAAATACGTTTAAGACGAGATGAAAAGAAATTACAAGCACTCGAACGCGATAAAAAAATAAAAGTTGATGAGAAACCAGAAGTTGCTATACTGTACCTCAAAACACAACCTATATACATAAACCCACCTTCTGATATAGGCGTTTTTACAGATCCAAGTAATGCTCAAGAATTTCAAGATTATACACTCGTTAGACAATCCGAACTGGATATCATAAAGAATAATAGGTTTGTAGACAAAGAAATTTTAGATTCACAAACCATGTATGGTAATAAAAATAAACCAGTAAACGATATACCAGATTGGCCAACGCATAAGGATAGAGTACCTCCTCCATCTTTACAAAACATGAGTAATAATGACGAAATAATAATTTAACGTATTGTAATGATCAGTGTAGATGATATATCTAGAATAGCTGAAAAACGAAATCGTCTCAGGAAAGAAACATATGTTAAATTGTATGAACAAATATCTAAAAAAATACGTCAATCTGTCGAATTAGGTCATAAATACGTATTTGTACAGATACCTTCATTTGTTATGGGCTACCCACATTTCGATAGAATAAAGGCAACACAATATTTAGTTAGACAACTTCATATAGGTGGTTTTATGGTACAACATATAGGTGATTTTGAATTATGTATTTCATGGCGCCCTCGTAAACTAAAAAACAATACTCAGAAAAAACAAGAGGATGATGACGATCATTTAGAAGATTTTCCAACACTCGTAAACCTAAAAAAAGCTGCTAATAAATACAGGACAAATGCGCGATAACCTCTCATAAAAAAACCCAATTAATCATAAATGGACAATCTTAATATACTCGTTGAAGCTAAACGTGAATACCTTGGCCAACTCTGTATACTCATGTGCCCAGTTATGATTGAAGTTTTTGAAGAAATGTACGAAGAAGCATATAAGTTATCCAAGGGAAGAAAGACACTTATTATGTTTCAAAAATTGTTAAAGGAAGTTCCAAACTGGAGTGATGCTCAATCTAAGCAACACACGGATAACATCGCAAATAGATGTGCATGGTTTAACGATCTCATCGCAGCCGTTTTTGTAAGTTGCGTTAAAATTTTATCAGCAGTTCGATTAAGTAAAGATAATAAGAAAATATCATTAAAACTCCCAACAAATGAAGTCTTTATTCAAATGTGTTATAATAAGGCCGCGGAGAATCTTTACAACGATCCTTACATATACCACGACCCACAAAATGAACACGCCAGAAACGATAAGTTATTTGAACGATTCTCTGCGTGTATCGAAACGGCCGTAAAAGAACTTATCCCTGTTCAACAAATTTTACAAACGTATATGTCCCAGACACAAGAGGGACAGGATCTCGACTTAAATGAAGCAGAAGTCGGTGATTTTGAAGATCCAGACGTTTTGGAAGGTGGTGCAGAACCGGAAGAAGTTTCGGCCGATCCATTTGAACAAACCGAAGGAGAACAGGCACCAATGGATCAGGGTCCTACATTGGATGATCAACCACCTCTCGAAGATCCAGATACACTCGAACAACCACCAATGGAACAAGGACAACCATCACAAGCTCCGTATACACCACCACAACAACAATCGTCGTTTATTGATAACGAATTCAAAACCATAAATACAGGCTCGCAGGTAAAACAAACACAAGACGATGGTGTTTTATTTCCAGATGCACCAGAAAATCACCCAAGACGCACCAGATACCCATAGAAAAAAACCTCGTTTATATTAAATGGAATTTGAAGATTATTTAAGAGATCCAGCATGGGCCGGATTAATTGCAGGATTTATAACCGCAGGATACATCCACTTTAAAGCAAAGTTAAATAACGAAGGTAAATTGCCTTTACCAGCATATACAAAACCAGCGGCACTTGTCGCTATTTTAGTTTTTTTTATCGTTACAAACGGAATAGGTAAGAAAGAAAGCATATCTACAGAGCCATTTTAAAATTCTTTACTTAAAGATAGTACACACTTACTATATACAAAAAAATGGCTTCGGTATCGGCTTTCAATGAAATGATGGGCCAATTTCTTATGGAACTCCATAAGACTTTTCCAGAAGAAAAAGGCTTAAAAAAATGTATGTCTGCTTTCGATTTAATGAAAGAAACAAACCCAAAACTTGTAGTCGACGGATTTATGGTCGGAGTAACCCCGTATGCCGATAAAATTTCAGCAAAGGATGATACATTTTTCCTCGAAGAATCTAAAAATTTGGATTTTATGAAAGGGGTTAATTTGAAAGATCACTGGGATTCGTGTTCGGAAAATACGAAAAACGCAATTTGGCAATATGTACAAACTTTATACATGTTAGGTACGACCATTAAATCTATACCAGAAGACACACTTTCAATGATTGAAAAGGTAGCAAAACAGTGTGCAGATCAAATGGAAGAAGGTGGCACTGAATTAGATGAAGCTGCGTTAATGAAGACCATGCAGGGTATGTTGGGTGGCATGTTGGGTGGTGGTAAAAAATAAACTAGTAATATATAAATGACATCTTGGTTCGACGATCCAAAACAACTCATTCGTTCAGATAAAGTATTAAATTTTTGGCCTTCAACTACGCTAACACCAGAAGAGCGTATAAATGCTACAGCCAGATTTATAATTTATGCAACATGTATAATATATCTTATTAAACGTGACACACGTATATTTGTTCTAGGAGGAACAGCACTCGGTGTTCTTTTCATAATGGAAAGATCCGATATGGTTAAAGAAGCTCTCGCAAGACCCACGGATGGCCAACTCGGTGCAACAGGGGCTTGTCAGCTTCCAGATAAAGAAAACCCAATGGGAAATGTTCTTTTAAGTGATTTTTCTGATAGACCAGATAGACCAAGCGCTTGTTATTACCCAACGGTTAAAGCTAAAGCAAACGATTTAGCAACAGAAGGTGTTAAATACGGTCCATCTCGTTCCCGATCAGCTATGCCACTTTACCAAAGAAACGCAATGTCAAGACAATTTGTTACAATGCCAAGTACATCATTAGCAGGAGATCCATATTATGAATATATCCACGGTAAACAGGGCCAAAAAACGTGCAGACAAGACCCACGTTTGTGTAATCCAGACGCGAGAGGTGTTCAACTCGAAGCGTTTGCTGGCCTTTCACCAAGTGGAGATATTAGAAGTAGTGCAAGTAGACCCACGGGATCTTTCTCACCATAGGTCTAAACAAAATATTTACTTAATATAAAATGGCTTATCAACTCCAACCAGGATTGAAAATTGTCGAAGATAAAGCAGTACCAAAAGTTTGTGCAACCGAGGAAGTCTTTGTGTATCCTCAGCCCAGTACCTTGAATTATGGTTCCTCGAGACCAAATACCATGTTATATGGCACGGCTCCATTCATGGCGGGTAAAGGTTCTCCAGCACAATTTATCGAAACAAGCGATGCTCTCCGTCCACAGTCTACATCCCAGTTTAACAAGATATTAGCAAAAACATACGAAAAAAATTTCCACCCACTCCAAAATGTTGAGTGCAAAGTTCCTCTTAGAACCCGAACTTATGAACCTTCGAGTACTCGTGCCGAAGTTCAAAATGGTTTATTTCAGCAAAGGTACGTCAATAAAAATCTCGCTAAGAAATAAGAATGGCTGATCCCGTCTCTATATTAGCTATAGCAGGACTAGTTTATGCTGGTCGCAGATTAAGCAAACCAGAAGAAAAATACACAATCGAAGGTAAATCCGTCGAAGAAAATATTGCAATTAAACCCGAAGTTGATAATCGTGATATAACTATCGCTCAGTCGTATTTAGGACCACTTTCGCCTCTTGTTGAACCAGATTACACATCTAAATCTGAAGTCGCTTCATTTGCAGATGTTTCAGATGCTTCGAGATCTTCGGGTGGCGAAGTACTTGATATGAGAAACAGAATGATGTATGACGGTGGTCGAATGAATAACCTTTCACCAATTGAAAAACAACTCGTAGGTCCAGGTTTAGGTGTTAGTGCGAATACACCAGCTGTGGGAGGTCATCAACAACTTTTTAGAGTTAACCCAGAAAATGTCGGTGCATACAGATTAACAACACTCCCCGGTAGAAGCGGTCCCGCATATGATTCGAAGGGTGGTCGAAGAGCTATGGTAGGTGAACTTGGAAATAACAGGCCAGAAAAAACCGCATTTCTCCCAGACAGATTACCACCATCAGGTGGTCATGCACAGGGATTCGCAGGAAGAACTCCAAGAGGTGAACACGAACGAACAAAACGTACTACAAATCGTTCCGAAACAGGTTCAAGAACGGATACTCTTAATTTTGCATCTGCAAAAAGAAACGTATCTGCATTGACTCGTGCACAAGAACCAACGCGTAATAAGAAAGATGGAAACATCGAATCTTACGCTTATGCGAATGCTCCAGCACCAGGTATCAGTAATTTTATGGGCGGATACTTGAATGCACCCGCATCCAAAATTGGCGAAAAGCGTACGTTTGGAACTGCACACACAGTCGAGGAACTCATGAAGTATGGATTCAGACCAGATGATAGAAGAGGTAAAGCGGGTCGTGCACCAGGTGCAGGTCGTATGAACGTTCGTGCCGATCCACTTAACCAGGGTGGTATGGTAACCAGTGTTCGTTCAGATACAACGCGTATCGATGGAAGAGTGAACGCTGCAAGCGGTGGTTGGACTCAACAATATAGAAAAAATGATTACAATCAACTTAATGCATACAAGGGTATTCAAAATCCAAATTCTTCTCCATGTGGTTTAGACATTGCTAAAAGAAATCTTCAAAATAACCCACTCGCACATAGCCTTTCTTAAACATACATATACATAAATAAGTAAAAACACTCATTAAAATAATGCTCCTATATTTTAATGAAGGTACATACCTTAGATATAGATAGTGGCGAACGTGATCCTATAGTATACCCAAACCCTGGAGATTATGTCGTTAATTTAAAAACTCCCATTTTTAATGTTACGAAATTGTCTCTTATATCAGCGCGTATTCACAATAGTCAATTTTTAATTCACGAACGAAACAATACTTTTACGATCAATAATACAACTATATCTATACCTAACGGAAACTATGATGGTAAAGATCTTGCGTCAAATGTTGTTCAGGAATCGAATGGTATATTATCATCTTCATCCTTTGATAAAGATACAAATTCTATAAAGTTTACTGGTGGTAGTAATTTTACGTTTAAGTTCTATACGGGTACAAATGGATATAACACGTACGTGAGTGGTAAAACGACTCCACACGATATACTTGGATTACCTGCAAATGATATAACTTCAACAAACAATACACTAGAAACGGGAAGTATTAATTTACAAGGCGCAGATGCTATCATAGTTAAACTAAGTAGTGGTTCTGACGAGTTTAACCAAACTATATTTTCAGAAACACCTTTCTACACTGGTAGAATACTCATGTGCGGCGATGTCATTAACTATTCTGGTGTAGACGATACTGTTGAGCATAATTTCGATAGTGGGGCACAAAAAACCATATCGAGATTACGAGTACAATTTTATTACAGTAGTAATAACCGTCTGATACCATACGATTTTAGAAACGCAAATCATATACTAAAATTAGCAGTAACGTGTTCTACTGATAAATTTGAGAATATACCTCGAGTAAGAAGAGACGAAGCTCTTCCAGCACCTATGAGTATCCCCGAATTAGAGGATCCGCATAGATGGGATGCGTTTATATCAATTTTTTTAGTAATCGCAACTGGATTATTTCTTTTGTTGGTTATGAAAAAACCAAAAATTATCGAGTGACCGCGAAGACTGGAGCGCCTGGTTTCTGGACCTTGGTAGAAACACGGGAGACGGTGATGTAAACGACGATGGAAAGGAGAGTTGTAAGGAGAGCAGTGAGCGTGTAGTTCATACCACCGTTCTTGTTAACCTTAACAACTTGGTTGACGATCCATCTCACCAAATCCATCCACGAAAGGGCGGCGGCGAAGGAAAAACCAGCAACAACGGCATTGAGCGATTGAGCTTCGAGTTCATTGGCGACGAGCATAACAGTTTCTTGAGCAGACATTTTTTATACTATAAATATAGATTTTATTCTGGGAATATTGTTTCCTCGAATAATATTTTTTTATACTTTTTAGTATTCTTCAAATACCCTTTTAACATTTTAGGTCTAGAACTTTCTTTAGAAGAATTATACCCTGAGGAAGAATTAGATTCTGATTCGGTATCACTTTCATCGTCTGTCTCTTCATCGTTTGAGGAACTTTCTTCATCACACAACTTGAAGTATTCAGCATCTGTAGACCACCCTTCGGGGGTTATAGAGTTACTCATTACTATCTATAGCATTTTTTAACATCTGTTCTGTTGGATTTTTCGGCACCCAGTTTTCCCAATTATCGTATGCGTTATTCATCTTAACATACTTATATTCACGTCCTGAATATCTTTCAAATTTAATATCTTCGTCATCTTCATCGACCATTTCAATTTCATCTTCTTCATCACTTTCGTATTCCTCGTCATAAATTTCTGGAAAATGTGTTCCTATTTTTTTACCAACCTCGTTCATGGCACAATATTTCATTGCATATTCCAAATCTTTACCGAGTACCGTATCCCTTCCACATGCCTTAGCATACTCTGCTGCAAATACCATGGATTTTTCCATAACGGGCTGTATCACGTTTAATGCAGTTTCTTGTAATTGTTCTACCAAATTGGTAGTTGCGTCTTTTTCCTGTTGATTCATTGTATTAAAATAATAATTTAACAGTTCCGTTCTCCAATCGGAGTATATTATAACTAAGCGCGTAAACTCTAAGTTCCCTTTCTCTATCTTCCTGACCATTCAAATGTAATGTTAGAAGTTGGTCTTTAATTAAACTAAAGTTAACCTGACCAGTTGGATACCATCTTTCTGGTTCGAGTGCAAAACTGTACGAATAAAAACGTTTGAACAATTGCGTTCTTGTATGGTGTATACCACTCTGAACTGCACGTAAGCTTATAACTTCACCGGAAGCACCATCCAATATATCTCTTTCATCCAATTTTAGTTCAAGATTACGTAAGTGTTCGTAATTTATATACTCGCTATTGAGCGTGTATTCTGCATGATCGTAATCGAGTGGTGTAACGAAATGTAAACCGACAGCACTATTTCTTTTTTCCTGTATGATAAAATAAAGTTCTTTGACGGGATTTTTAAAATTGAGTCTATGTTTTACTACGACGGGTTCAACGCTTGGACTTTGTGGGATTTCATCTTTACTCTCTTGAACTTGTGTTATCAAATAATCTGTCGGTGTGCTTAACATTTTTTCCTTTTCTTCTACATCCAAACAAACCATCTCGACATTCAATTTTAAACTTTTTATCAAGTTTTTAGGTTTTAAACCCGTATAATGTATAAAGTTGGAAAAATCACTTCTTGTTGCGTGAATACACTGATCAACATCGCGGAGTTTTATAACAACCTCAATTTCCTGTTTATCGATTGCAAAGAGTGGTATAGCAAGTTCGGGATTATTGTAAAAATAGAAAGGTATATCGACAAAATACTTTTTATCGGAAGTTGCATTACCAAGGTAATGTCCCAAAGCAGTTTTCATAACCATTGTACCCGAAAATTCATTTGGTGGTTTACCTATAAGTTTAGATAAGTTCGTTTGTTTTGTTTGCGTTACGTACTGTTCGGAATAAATGTGTATAAAATCACTCGTAAGTCTTTGAATAACCTCACCACCTATCAATAACTCCACGTATTCAATCATTTGGTGCCCTATCGATTCATTGTATCCTAAACCAGTTGCATTTGTTATAGAGTTCTTAAGAGTTTGATCTATCGCTGCTAATTCGACCTTCATACTCACGGTTTTAAGAAGATCACCCTGGTTTTGGGGAATAACACACCGGACCTCGTTTCCGAAATCGATATCACCTTTTACGTCTAAATCCTCAAAGAAAGAGGCATAATTAGCGTGTTTTTGAAAATTTTTTACGAAGTATGTATATTCTGGATCATCCGTAAAAAAGGCGTCCTGTGGGCCAGTTGTTTCTAATTGAAGTCTTCCAGCCATTACTATTATAGATGACTAAAATTTTAAACCACCAAGACCGCTATGAACACGTAAAACATTATAACTTACACCGTATACATATACCGTATGTTCAAACGTAGCGTCGGGTTCATCGAGTTCGACTTCTAAAAGGTTATGTGCGATTCTACTCATGTTAACCTGTCCTGTTGGGTAGTACGTCTCTGGTTTTAACGAAAAACTATACACGCCGAAATCGTTGTTCGTAACGCCGGTATAATATTTCAAAGGTTGTTCATAACTTAACATTAAATTATCTGCATCAATAATTGTATTATTATTGAATTTCATAGTAACGTGTTTTATTGGATTGTATTTGTATACATCATCACTTACCGCCATAAACATCATCTCTTTTACAGGACCTTTGAATTTGAGCATGATAGATTTTTTAGATTCACCAGCTTTCATCTTAAACTTTGACATTTGAACCTGTGTTATTATATATTCTATAGGTCGTGTCATTATAAAATCTCTTTCGTAATCCGTTATAAAAAAGAAATCCGTTATGAGTGATGTTTTTTTAATAGACGAAGCCACGTCAGATGGTGGATCTTCAATTGCACCAGTTGCGGTAGTATACGAAACTGTTATATCCTTTAATTTTTTGAATTTAATACGAACTTCGACTTGTTGTTTAGTGAGAGCAAATACAGGTATTGCCAAACTTGGGTGTCTAAAAAAGTAAAACGGTAATAAAACATTATAATCCCAATCCGATGATACAGCTATATAATTACCATGCCCACCCAAAAAATAAAGCGTTTGATCGATATCGTCTTTATTATTGCGTAATTGATCATACATGTATATATAATCACCTGTTATTCTCTCTATAGTTTGACCACCTATAAGTAAATCTGCGTGTTGTATTATTTTAGCACCTATGGATTTAACATACCTTATATCTTTACCTGATCCAGGTGTACCAGTAGGTTGTGGTAGAGTAAACTTAAGCATCATACTTCGAATGAGATCGCCTTTATTATTAGGTATACGACACTCTAACGTTGTATCAAAATCAACATCACCGTCAAATGGGGTTTCTATTGCTTCTATTGAAAATTTAGTATGTCTTTTAAAATTCATCAGGAAATATGAAAACTCTGGTTTACCAGTAAGCCACTGGTCCTGGATTCCTGTGACAGCGAGGTTTAATCGACCAGCCATTCTTACTCTATGTGAGTAAAATTTTATAAAATAAAACGAAGCAGTACATTAAATGAATCTTCAACTTCGAAAATTCAAGCCTGAAAGTATGGCCGATGATAAAGTATGTGTTTTTATCGGAAAACGTAATACAGGTAAATCAACGTTGGTTACTGATATTCTATATCATAAAAAACATTTACCAGCAGGAATAGTTTTATCAGCAACCGAAGAAGGAAACCATTACTACCAGAAATATGTACCTGATCTTTTCATATACGGTGATTACGATAGGGAAGCTATAGAACGTGTTATGGAAAGACAAAGGAAACTCGTAGGCGCGGGAAAAACAAATTGCGGAGCGTTTCTTCTTTTAGACGATTGTATGTACGATTCTAAATTTATGAAAGATACGTGTATCAGACAATGTTTTATGAACGGGAGACACTGGAAGATATTTTTCATGTTAACCATGCAATATTGTATGGATCTTCCACCAGCACTCAGGGCAAACGTCGATTACGTATTTATTCTTCGCGAAAACATTATACAAAATAGAGAGAAGTTGTATAAATCGTTCTTTGGTATTTTTCCAACGTTCGAAATGTTCAATAAAGTCATGGATTCGTGTACGGAAAATTACGAGTGTTTAGTTTTAGATAATACTTCAAAGAGTAATAAAATAGAAGACTGTGTTTTTTGGTACAAGGCAACTTTACGTAAAAACTTTAAAGTAGGTGCCCCTCAATATTGGCAAACACACAAAAAAATGTTTAATCCAAGGCATGGTAATATGAAAGCTGGTGATAGAAACGCAGTTAAAAAAACAACGGCATTAAAAGTCATTAAGAAGAAATGATAAGACTATTTTCTAAACGTATAAGTTCGGCATTAAACATATTTCCATTACCACCTCCCAGTTCTATACCCTTATATCATAAACCAAAGGATAATAGAATTGACGTATACCCACGGTCTGATGATGAAGAAATGACCAGGACTCACGGTAGTGAAAACGGGTACAGTATATTAATAGATGTATGCCACGATAAACATACTATTGATATAGATCACGATATGTCTAGTTACGAAGAATTTAATGATTTACCTAGAATTGTCAAGGCGTTAGGGTGTTTATATCCAAACTATACTTTAAAAAAATAATACCAGGATGCGTAAACGTTAAAAACGAAAAACATTTGTATTAGATATATGGCGACAGACATTTCTACCATGAATTTATCCGATACCGGAGAAGGTATGGTTAATTTAAACAATAATCAATCCACAAATTTCATACCAAATGCGCAACAACCTCCACCTTCGATACAACAAGAAATGCCGAGTTTTTCACCCGAAAAAAATATTGATTTTAAACAAAGTAACATGGACTCTACACCTATTTCTGATATTATGGGTCAACCCGAAGCTCCTCTTGAACCACCAATGATGGCACAAGATCCACGAATGACTCAATCTCAAATGCAATCGCCCATGATGATTGCACAACAGCCTGTCGGACAGAAGACAGAAGAAAAGGCGACTAAAAACGATAACCCATTTAATTTAACCGATGACCAATTTCAAGCTCTCGTCGTCGCTGTGTGTACTGCGATAGCAATTAGTAAGCCAGTTCAAGAAAAACTTGCAAACTTTGTGCCTCAGTATCTTAACGATCACGGGAATAGAAGTATGGTTGGTTTAGCAGCAACTGGTGCAGTTGCCGCAGTTGCATTTTATATTGTTAGAAAATATGCTTAAACGTTGTTAACAGCATTGTTAAAATGCGAATACATTCTGCTATTTCCTAAAACAATGTAAGATATCATAAATCCTAGTAATAAACCTGCTCCACGAACTCCAATAACAGTTCCTGTACTTCGTGTAGTTTTACCATAATTTTTGAACGATTTTTTAACTTCTCCAGAAACGGCGGAAAGAGCCGCAGAGAAACCCCACGCAACACCCGTCGATAAGAGCATGAATGGAACGTCCAAAGCCATGCGTCCCCATAATTCACCACCTCTTGGTATGTATCCAAGAATATTAGGTATTAAGAACGTTAATAGGAAAATTATAGCCCATGGGTTTTCGACGTAAAGTGGGAGTGCTGATAAGGAAAGGACACCATTCCAAAGTATAACCAAATATACAAAATCTTTTGTGGATGCTTCTGACATTTTATATTAATTTAAGCATAGATTATTTATCTTGGACGTGTTTACCACAAAATTCAGTTCTTTTTGGTATCTCCTGATATATTCCTAACTTAACGCAAATATCCCTGAGTTCTTTAAAATTATTCCAATATTCTTTACTGTGTGTATATTCATCCACTGTACAGTGTGCGAGTTCGTGTATTAAAACATGGAAAATTTCGTTCGTGTCTCCGTCTATACATAACCCTATTTCGTTACCCTTGTTTGAATTGTATCCTACGGCACCCCGTAAACGTATGTGTGCTGTTATTGGTATTTCGTCGTGTAAAACAGTAAACTTTTCGTTATCGGTTTTCTTAAGGTGTTCCCTGAGAATTTGATATTTTTCGCGAACTTCGGTTAATTCCTTAGGTTCTTTCGTATTGATGAATATGAGTATATTTATGATAAGGAGGAGTAAAGCGACTATCATCTTATCATAAACATACATAAAAATACACACTATATAAATGAAATTATTTATTATTATTTCTTAATTTTTTAAGTAACCTCTGTTTCAAGTTAGTCATAAATGAACCTTCCTCTCTTAATTGTTCAATTTCCTCTTGAACAGCATTTAATTTATTCGCCAATTTGGCTTCCTTTGCCATAAGTGTTTTAATTCTTTCGCGAACTACAGCTTCCCTAGCTCTTATTTTAGAAACTTGATTACGATTTATTTTTTGAACATTATTAGGCCTGGGCATTTTACCTTTTATATTATACTAAGAAAAATGATAGGTTAATATATATGAGTAGTAATAACAATAACCTCAATTCTACCAATCGCCGAGTCAGGCGAAGACTTAATGATCCTGTTCCTTTTAACCTTACCAGTATTAATAAAAATGCTAAGTGGATTCTTAAATCTGGTTATAGGAGTTCAGGGATTTTGCGTACCTACTATACTAATTTACCAAGAGAAATTGCTTTATTTACACGACTCGAATCATTATATATACGAAAGCATAAATTTACCTGGCTACCAAAAGAGATCGGTAACCTTAAAAACCTTAAGGAACTTAATTTGTCGATGGGTAATTTAGAATCGTTACCACCACAAATCGGTAACCTTAAAAATCTCGAAGAACTTAATTTAGATGGTAATAAGCTACGTACTTTACCAAAAGAGATCGGTCTTTGTAAAAACCTTAAGAAAATTGAGTTGGACGATAATATGATAGAATCGTTACCAAAAGAGATCGGTAACCTTAAAAAACTCGAAAAAATTGATATTGAAAATAATAAATTAACATCGATACCAAAAGAGATCGGTCTTTGTAAAAACCTTAAAGTACTTGATTTTGGTGAGAATAGAATAACATCGATACCAAAAGAGATTGGTCTTCTTAAAAATCTTGAAGAACTTGATTTTGGCGATAATAAATTAACATCGATACCAAAAGAGATTGGTCTTTGTAAAAACCTTAAAGAACTTAATATTAGCAATAATAAATTAACATCGTTACCAAAAGAGATCGAAGACCTTCCCAAACTCTCAAAGCTTAATTTGATGGGGAACCCAGGACTTAAAGGTATATCGTCAGAACTTAAAAAGAATGGATTAAGTATTTGGAGAAATATTAATACTAAATTTATAAATTATAAATATTATACGAACCAATTGTCCACTGTAACTGTTAAACGAAAAAATTTACCTCGTTTACCACCAAAAATCCGCGAAAATATCGCGCGAAAAGTTAATACAAAACCCAACACAAAAACCGAAGCTAACAAAATGAATGTAGCAAGGTCGAGTTTAAAAGCTTATAACAATAAACAGAAAGTATTAACTCGTCGCGCGGAGAACTTGATAAAAAAACGACAAACACAAAGGGCCAAGGCCCAAAAAGCAAGGAATATCGCGATTAAAGAAGGCAAAAACCTTAAAAAAATTAATAATAATTTTTTTATGACTGTATCTAAAGTTCATAACACTGCTACCTCAGCAAAATTAAAGAACAAAATGATAAACTTTAATGTTAAAAATAATAATAACAGGTAAATGTATATGAGTAACACCAGATCCAACGTTCCTCAAGCGCTTCGTAACCTCGGTGTTAGGAACATGAATACTAAAAGACTTATGTTAGGTAAACGTCTCACTTATATCGATCCTAACGGTAAAAATATAAGGTTAACCGAATTACCAAAAGAAATTGGTCTCCTTGAAAAACTAGAGTATCTTTCTTTGGATACTAATAAATTAACTAAATTACCATCATCTATTGGTAACCTTACAAATCTTAGGGTACTTAATTTGGGATATAATAGTTTGGAATCGTTACCACCACAAATCGGTAACCTTAAAAACCTCGAGGATCTTCGGTTGAATAACAATAATT